TCTTTGGCTAATTTTTCTTCGAACTTTTCACGTGCATCAGCACTCGGAAAAGTATTCGGTTCCATTACTCGTACTTTATCTATAAACATTGCAGCAATCGTATGCTTGCAGACTTTAAAACTTTTCTTGTATTCATCAGTGGCCCAAGACTCTGCAATGCCTACTGTTTTAAGCAAACCATTTGCTTCATATGTAGAGGCCCCTTTTGCAGTAGGTGTGGGGAGACGTTGTTGTCTATTAATTTTTTTACCATCATCGTCTGTAGATTCTGGGTTTCTCAGCACAGCATGCAGATACGCAGGGCAACTACAGGTATAGATCTCTGATATAGACAATGGCTGGTTGTTTGAAAATATTTCATCAATCCATGGGTCTATATCTAAATTAATTTTTTCCCATAATTTTTCGCCCGGCATTGGTGGTGCATGCTTGTAATTACCATCTGCATCTACATCTGGTGTTTTAGCTGTAAATCCTTTTTCAGGAAATATGATATATCTGTATGTTTCACTTGGTGTATATAGTTGAAGACTGCTTTGGAATGGTTCTGAAGTAATTGTCAGCTCATTATTTGTAACGTCTGCTTTTACTGATTGAATGCTCCAAGGTAGTATTCCGTATGCAAGTTGTGTAAGTTCGGATCTAACCAAATCAGCAGTCAGATATTGCTGTCCAAAAAACCGCTGGTATCGTTCTTTCTCGTAGACGAAGTCTCCTTCCAACGTACTGGTTGCAGTAGTCGTGCTAAAGATTTGATCTGCAGTATTTATCTCACCTAGGGTTGGAGGTAGTCCTGTACTTGTATCTAGAATTTGAATTGTGGTACTAGTTATTGTCTCTGTAAGATTCACACGGAATTCATATGGATAATCCGTAAATTTATCTAATGCACTGATTGTCCTGTTCTGATAGAAGTCAGGCATATTGACTGCTTCACCAACTAGGGACTGTATATCTCCATTGTTGTTAATGATAAACTCTGTTGCTAATACATCACTCAGTGAGACAGTTGTGACTGCCACTACTCCCTCTGCTTGTGATTTACCTAAGTACACAGCAGGATGCTTAGCAGATGTAAGTACCCATGAAATATTTGCAGCAGTGACTCCGTCAGTTACTCGCTCGCCTACTGAACGCAGTAGCAGGTCATCTGAATATCCTGCTGATGTGTCCACCTTTAACCAAATTTCTTTGTCACGTCTGTATTCTGGATATGCATATTCATCGTTATACCTTTGGACAATGACACCTAGCTGTTGATTTTGATCAACCTCACGTCGGATTGCGTAATGAGTTCTACTGTCAGCATTCTTTGTTGCAAAGCGTTGACCAATAAAAGTCACAGGAACTTCAAAATTTGTTCCCTGATAAAGCACTGCATCCGTTTGTGTGAAGTCTAGGTATGCACCTTGATAATAATATTCAAGTCCACGTCTCCATCTACTCCATGTACTTTCTAAGTCGTATTGCTCAATAGCACTTCTGGTCAAGGTTGATCCGAACGACCTTACTGCAGGATAGTTACCTGCAGATGTTGAGCCTTTACCTTTGTCAAACGAACTGTTTACACCCTTTATATTGTTTACATTAAAGTTTCCATATCCATTCTTCTTTCTAGGCATTGCCTTAATAGAAGCCGCCCTGTGCTGCAATGATTGGAGTGTCAGTAGTGTTTACTGATCCTGCTAGTTGTAGTGTGCACCACAGTACATTTCCTTTTGGAATGTAGAGAGCACGCACCTGTGGATCAGATCCAACATGTGCAAGAGGTGCAAGTACTTTTGGAAGATCAGTAGATGACGTAATAGCAGCGTTAGTTGTAGAGCTTGTCAACTTACCTAGATACACACCTTCTGTTGGACGTAGGTAATCAACTGCAGAGCTCAGATAAAAGAGAGCTGTATAGGCTTGAGCTGTGCTTGTTCGTGCGATTACATATAGGTCTTCTACCACAGCACCATCGTTAGCACTGCAGTCCACCAGCACTGCTGACTGATTAGTTCCTTCAATGTCTAGTGATGTTGCTGAACCAGATGCCAATGACATAGCACTGACTGCTTTATGAAATACCCGATCAACGAGTAAGGGTTGTTTATTCGATGCCGTAGTAGCCATTACGCTTTAGCTCCTTTCTTTGAATTGTTTTGTCCGTCTACTGTGATCATGGGTTGCATCAACGGTTGACCTTGGCCTGGTAGGCTTGGATCCATAGCACCAGGAATAATCACAGGAGATCCTGTCATTCCTAAGAATGGATGTGCCATCAAGCCTTTCATTTGTGCGTTTTGACCAAGGCGCATTCCTTCCATTGGGTCACCAGCATTTGCTGATGGCTGTGGTTGCTGACCATAATTAAAACCAGCATTTAACTTTTGACCAACTGGACTGGTGTGCATCTGAGTTGGCGTGTACTGCATTGGATTAAGTACTGCAGATCCCATTTGTGGGTAGACTCCATTTTGGTTTGAGTCGTTATAAATACTTGATCCACCAATTGGAGGAGTAGCTTCTTGACCTGCAGTTCGCATGTTCATCGGATTTGTATTCTCCGGTGATCCAGGCAGATTGGATAGTGACTTTGCTTCAGGTGCAAAGCGCATTGGATCTAGATTTTTAGAATTTGCTCGTCTACTCATTAGCTGATACTCATTGTGTCACGACGATTGTTGAAACCAGTGTTATATGCGTTGCCTTCACTCCGTTCAATGCCTCTTTGAATGTTCGCCAAGCGATCATTAAGTGCGGTTGATTGGAATTGTTCAGAAGATTGGTTAGGTTCTTCTGTTCCTGATGTGCCTAAAGCAACACTACCTGTTCGATCCATAGGATCATCAGCAGGTGCATTTGCAGTTGATGATGGTGCAGATGGCATCACTGCGGGGATATCACCAGCATTAGGATTGTATCCACCGTACTGACGCATTGCATTTTGAGCATCGATAGCATCTTGTCGCCTATCACGACCCATCGTGATTTTTTGTGTCATAACCTTCTTGCTATATATCCTAGATATATTCTACTTTATCGCCAAGTATTATGTAAAACAATTCGTGAACCTACAGCAGTGTCTGCAGGACCAGGTACAGCCAGAATAAACTCAGCACCAGAACGATCAAAGGCATAGCGCCGTACTTCAGGACGACGGTAATTAGCAACATACAAAGTCTCAGCCAGTCGATCGCATTCTCGTAAATAGATTTCACGGAAATACTCATCACCTTTTAATGGATCTGATTGCGAGATGGTTCGTTGCACATCTCCTGAAATGATTTCTTGACGTGAGAAGTTGACGATGCCTTGACCACTTGGATCTAGGATGTCATCAGGCAGGTATGCACTTACTTTCCAAGCGTTATCGCAACGTTTGATGTGATAAACAATCTCGTTATACCAAAGCTCATCTGGCACAAGCGCCATTGCTTCTTCAAGCCTTGAACGATCTCCAGCTGGAAGCTGTGCACCTGAGTTATATCCCAGATGAAACCTAGTTTTAGATTTTAGATAATCATCTAATTCCATTACGCCATCCTCGATTGATTGCTGTAGATATCACGAAGCACTTGCTGAAGAGCGTACTCGTCGTATTCGGTTAGTTCACCTTTAGCTTGAATCTTGGCAAGTATGTTTGCAGCAGGGTTATCTTGCTTCATTACTGCTGCTGTGCCTGCGCCTAAAGCTCCTCCAAGGATTAGGCCCGTCAGTCCACCTGCCATACGTGGACCCGCTTTAAATCGCGCTGGTGTACGTCCTCTTGCCTTATTAATCTGTTTGCCAATACTATGAGGAATCATTCCACCGGTAGTTCCAAGAACAGCACCGGTCATGCCTCCAATAACACCAGCAGTTCCTTGCGCATCAATTCGATCCTGCTCATCCTTAGCAGCTTGAAATAATAGTGCTTCCTGTACTGTTAGCATTTATCTTCTCAATAATACTAACCCTAGTTTAACTAATAAAGATTAGGTCTTCTTCAATGAGTTGATCCCAGTTGACGCGGGGAATATTTTCTAACTGCTTAAGGTTGTTAAAACGTTCACCACTCAATGACATCCGTAGTTCAACAATACGTTTTGCTGTGGCATAGCCAACACCAGGCAGCCTTTTAGCAATTTGTTCTGCTGGTGCCATGTTTAGATTTAGGCGTGTATCTTCGATAGGCACGACAGGAACTGGTAGCTCTTCTTCCGGCTCAGGCTGAATTTGTGGTGCAGCTACTTTCGTCAGTCGTCCTTTGTCTTTGTCATAAGGAACTAATGAATCAAGACATACATAAGCAATATTGCCTCCAGCGTCTCTGACCATTGCATATTCCTTATCATGCTTATTAATAAACTCAACAAGCTTGCCTGTTTTCTGATCCTGAAAAAGATTACTCATTACTATTTATACCGTACCCCATTATTATAGACACAAAAAAAGCGCCCCCTAAGAGACGCTTATAATGTCGGACTAAGTTATCAATAACCTTGTCCAGCCTCCGTCTTATAAGGGAGGGAAATGTCGTCTGAATCAGGACCGTCAGCAGACAGGTAGTAGCAGACTTCAACAATCACAGCGGCGCAGCTATCAGTATCAATCAGGCTCAAAGCACCTGAGTGAGCGATAGTGATCGTGGCAGCAGAAGACTCACTAGAAGTCGTTGCGAAACCATCGAATGTTGTCTTGCCACCAGCGGCGGGATAAACACCACCAACAGCTGCCAAGGATGCTTCCAGGCCAGCGGTTGTCAAACCATCAACAGCAACCGTAGAGGTGCCTGTCGAAGAAAGGTTGACGGTATTGATAGCCGTGCGATACACGACAGCACCAGCAGGAACAGTCACTGACTTGTTCAAGCGTGGCTTGTCATCCTGACGGAGGTCAGGTGACTGGACTTGAGGCGTGAGGGTACCGGAGCTGGAAATGTTGGCATCAACAAGTGCAGCACCGACGACCTGATAGAACTCAACGCCTGGGAGTGCGAACACACCTTGATCGCGATAAGCGTTCAAGTGTGCGACATAATTACCGGGAAAAATTACGGACATAGTTAGTTAGCTCCTATCAATATACGAAAGAGTAACCAACCGTGATGAAGTCCTTATTAAGTACTTCAAAACCGGCGAACAAGCTCCAGATCATGATGATGAAACGACTGAAGTCGTCGTTGTTGTTCAACAGAATCTGCGCATTGTTACCACCAATACCCACGCCCACAGCTTGAGGACCGAAGAAGATCAACTGGGAAGCTGTGTAATCAGCAGCGCCAGCAGCAGCGTCGGTTACAACAAGGTTGTAAGAGGTCTCGGGCAGGTTGGTGGACTCGAACCAACGGACACCCTCAAAGAGGAAGCCAGTAGGCATTACGGGTTGACCAGCAACAAAGCCAGCTTGGCCGTAAGCAGGACCCATTCCTTGGTAGAAGTTTGCGTTGGGTGCCTGGTTGGGTGACATGGGGTTGACCATGCCAGTGCCTGGATAACGTGCGATTTCGCGGAAGTCGCTGTTCTGACGCAGGTGCATCATTGCAGTTGGATCCACGATGCAGCGGTAGTAACCATCAGCGAAAGTTGGGACGTTGCGCTTACGCATGTCCTTAACAACTTCGAGAAGGTCAGTAGTTACATCGAACTTGGCAGACTCGCCAGTCGCATAGGTAACACCCAAGGTGCCGCCAGTTGCGCCTTTGACTTTGTCACCAGGAAGGTAGTAACCGCCTTGCTCTTTATCAGCTTTGCCGTTTGCTTCTGCTTTCAGCAGTTCGTTAGCAAAGACGCGATCGCGCCAACGGCGATAGTCGTCAAGCAGCGTCAAGCTACCGATCGACTGGTGGAACACATTCAGGTTGCCAGTATCAAGCAGCAAACGCTGAGCGGTGATCAGGGTTTCGCGAGCAACTTTGAAGGTAGAAGGCTGTGCTGTGTCGCGGGTATCGGCTGGGCCGGTGTACTCACGCAGAGTCACAAGGACCTTGTCCTTGACGATGTTGCGAGCTGAAGCGGTGCCGAGGGTTTGATCGGCGGTCCGCTCACGGGACTCCTTAGTGCCAGGCTTGCCCCAGAAACGATAACGATCAAGCTGTACGGTCTGACCGGGTTGCTTGCTGAAATCGTGGACAACTACCGGCTCAACTGCCATCTCAATGATGTAGGCAGGGTGAGGGCGGTAAAGCTCTGCACCAAGGAGCTTAGGAAAGTCATTATCAATCCACATGGATTTCTAACTCCGTAAGCTAAAAGGTTTATAAGTGACTTCGACTAGTCACATATACTGATGTTAATAGTTACCGCTATAATATTATTTAGATACCCCAGAATACTTGGTTATATGGACTTTATAGACAATAATGAGTGGATCCCAGTGCATACATTGCCGGGTTTTGAGTGCTGCATTGAATACTATGTAAACCAAAAAGGTCTCATTAAAAGTACAAAGGGGAGGATCGAAAGAATCCTTAAGCAGAAAATAAGTAAGGGCGGTTACCCAGTTGTAAACTTAACTCAACGTATTGGACGCCGTAAGTTAATAACTATTCCTGTGCATACACTTGTTGCATTTGCTTTTCTTGGATTGCCACCAACTCCATATGGGCGACTTAAAGGATGTAGCGTTGTTAAACATATCAATAGCAACAAAAAAGATTGTCGTGCAGATAATCTTCAATGGTCAAAACGTGCTGATGAAAAGATGACTAAAATAGAAGAAGGTATTTAAGTAAAACTAATGGCCGATAAACTTGTTTACAAGGGTGGCACTGACGTTGTCAATCACACTGGTACAGAGATGCAGCTGGTTCTGCCTAATCGTGGATCGGTGCATCGCTTTCCACGTTGGTGGAATAAAAAGGGATCAATTCAATATATCGAAGCAGCGATCTTCAATGTAGCTTTGGATAACGGCGAATCTGTACGTTTGGTTGTTCCTTACATTGGTCCAGTGACGATGGAAATTCGCCATGATGGCTATGGTAATTTCTCCTTCCCACAGAACAGCAAAGGAGCTATTGATCGTGTAGCTGTCTTTGGTGAAGGCAGTAACGACCTTTTAGTTGAGTATCAGTTCTCTAAAATCTCTGGAGGTAGTGTACTGAAACGCTCTATTAATCCTTTGCCTACTCCACCTGCTCCTGAGCCTGAGCCCGAACCTGAGGTTGTTGAGAAAGAAGACGAAGAGGAAAGCTAAACTAGGTAGCGTCTCTGCTCACTAGTTAAATCTTGTTCTGCAATATAAGAATCACCGACTGTCATACTCACGTTGTATGGCAGTC